TGGGCCTTCGTGGTTTGCGGCCCCCTGTTTATGGTTATCGGCTACTTGATGAAGGATAAGTAATGGGTATAGTCGCTCGGATGGTACGGCCTCAAGCAATGCACCCGCAGGAACTTGAACGCATGATTATGTCTGTCTTCGGCGGCGGGTCAACCTCTTCCGGCGTGTCCGTGTCCAGTGATACAGCTATGCGACAGGCAACCGTCTATTCGTGTGTCAATGCTCTTTCCCGCGTAATCGGCATGCTTCCCTGTCACTTGATGGAAACGGACGGTAAAAACCGCACAAAACTGATTGACGACTCTCTCTATTTTCTCTTACACGACCAGCCGAATGAATGGATGACCGCCCCGGAGTTTTGGGGCATGGCCATGAACCACCTCGCATTGAGGGGGAATTTCTTTGCCCTGAAAAACAGGGGCCTCTCCCTTACCGGCCCCGTGAAAGAATTGATCCCTCTTGCGCCGGGCATTGTCCACGAAGTCAAGCAGAATGAGAAATACCAGCTCGTTTATACATTAAAATATCCAGATGGGACCTTGATGGATGTTCCAGCCTCCCAGATCATGCACCTACGCGGGATGACCATCAACGGATTTATGGGAGTCAACCCCATCCAGTACATACGAGAATCTATTGCCCTTGGTCTGGCCTCTGAAGAGTTTGGGGCGCGATATTTTGGCAGTGGAACACATCCCGGAATGATAGTCGAACACCCCGGCAAGGTTGACCCCAAAATAAAAGCTGACCTGAAAAGCTCACTTGCTGAATCATATAGCGGCCTTGGAAAATCTCACCGCATGATGCTCCTTGAAGATGGGATGAAGGCGCAGAAGATAACCATTGACCCCAAAGATTCTCAATTCATCGAACTCCGCAAGTATCAGAAGGCGGAGATCGTGGATATCTTTTTTGGGATGCCGCTGACAATCATGGCCTCAGAATCCAAAACCCCGACTTATGCAAGCGCGGAACAGTTCTCAATCGGGTTTGTTATCTACGCCCTGATGCCCTGGCTTGTAACAATCGAGAAGGCAATCTCCCGCGACCTGATACCAATGGCAAAGCGGAAGACTCAATATGCGAAGTTTGTCGCGCGTGGATTACAGAGGGGAAGCTTCAAAGAACAAATGGACTCTTTCTCAGTGGCGATTACGAAGGAGATAATGTGCCCAAATGAAGCTAGAGAATTGTTAGAGATGAACCCCTATCCTGGTGGAGAAATATTTGCACCGAGGACTTCGACAACCAAAGAAGACAAACAAGAGACACCGGCCAATGAATAATATCACAGAAAAGCGATGCACTAAATGTTGCGAAATGAAGGGCATTGAATGCTTCCATATTGATACCAGAAAGACAGATGGTCATGTTTCTCGATGCAAGAGTTGTCAGTCTAAATATGCTTCAGAACATTACAATGCCAATAAGATTAAATATCAGAAAATGAGAAAGAATTATTATCAAGATCATAAAGCTGAAATGCTTGAAAACCAAAGAGATTATTATCAAAACAACAAAGAGCAAAGAACTGCTACCGTAAAAATATGGAAAGAGAATAATCCAGAAAAAATAATAGAGATTAGGGAAAGATTTAAACAAAGTCACCCAGCTTACGGTATCGAGGCGACAAAGCGCTGGAAAAGAAATAATCCAGAAAAGGTTAGGAAATTAAAACGAAATCAATATGCCCGATATAAAAAGAATCCGGCCTTTAGAATTTCTGGAAGCATTGCAAACGGGATTCGATATTCCCTGGGACGTGGCGGGAAGTCCAACAGCAAGTGGGAAGATCTGGTGAACTTTTCAGCAAAAGAGCTTATGCGTCATCTTGAAAAACAATTCATGCCTGAAATGACATGGGAGAATTACGGTTCATACTGGCATATAGATCATAAGATTCCGATTGCAGCGTTTAACTTTACAACACCGAATGACATTGATTTCCATAGATGCTGGGCATTGAAAAACCTTCAACCATTGGAAGCAATAGAGAATATAAGAAAAAATGCCAAGATAGATGGTGAATTTCAACCGTCTTTAGCCATGGCGATTTAAAGGGGTGGATGTATGAGCCGAATATTAACAAACATATTTCTGGCATTCATGGCGTTTTTTGCCGTGCTTGGAAAATACCGAAACCGCCTTATGAAGTTTAAGCGTACCAGATACCCTGTATCGTTCCAAGGATCAAGGGAGATGGCACGACGCATGGGGCAAATAAAGCGAGGTCTGATATGAAATTAGCGTACAGGAGTGAAAAGAACGCAGACGCAGCGGCCCGATACTGGGGCAAGTCTCTTGATAAGCCGGATTGGTACAGGATCGAGGCAAAGAGTGACGAAGACAATGCAGAGATCATAATCTATGATGTGATCGGCTGGCCGTATAATGACGCCTTTGATCTAGTTCGGTCCCTCGGAGAAATCACAGCCAAGAATATCACCGTGCGCATCAACTCTCCCGGCGGGGATGTCTTTGACGGCGTGGCAATCTTCAACGCCCTGCGTGAGCATTCGGCGCATGTTACCACGAAGATAGAGGGAATGGCCGCGTCAATGGCCTCCGTTGTTGCCCTCGCTGGTGATGAAGTACAGGCCCACAAGAACACCATGTATATGATCCATGATCCGTGGGTGATGCTGGCCGGGAATCAATACGACCTTCGAGAGGTTGCAGACCTTCTTCAGAAGATCGGCGGGAATCTGCTGGATATCTACTATGACAAGTCGAATATCGGCAAGCGTGAACTCAAAAGCATGATGAAAGAAGAAACATGGTTCACGGCGGTAGAGGCAAAGGACCGGGGCCTCATTGATACCGTTCTGGACACTGGCGCGGCAAAGGCGAAGTTTGACCTTTCCATATTTGCAAACGTCCCCGATGACCTGGAAGCTGGCGACCGGGAAGGGGTCACATTGAGTAAACAAGAGATTGAGCGAGCCCTGCGTGATGCAGGTGCAAGCCGATCTTTCGCGAAGTCCATAGCTGCGCGACGCAGTAATGGCGACTCTCAACGGGATGTTGAGGGAATACAGGCAGAAGTAGAACGAATAATAAATATGATGAAATCATAGGAGGACACAGACAATGGACGAACTGAAAAAGATTATAGAAGCTCTTGGAAAAACCTTTGAGACTTTCAAGGGTGAAAATGATGTACGTCTCAAAGAGATTGAGGCGAACGGCCACGCGGACCCGCTGCTTGCGGAGAAGGTGGAAAAGATAAACGCAGATATCGCCCAGATTGCAGAGATGAAGACGCAGCTTGAGGCCCTTGAAACTGTAGCCGGACGTGGTGCTTTTGGTGGTGGGAAGGGAGTTGACCCGGCAAAGGCCGCACATACCAAAGCCTTTGAGTCGTGGTTCAGAGGCGGAGTGGAAGGCGAGCTGAAAGATCTACAGGTACAGGCAAACGCCTCGACCCTGGATGATACAGCTGGCGGGTTTACCGTCCCGGAAGAGATGGAAGCTACCATTGATCGTGTAGCGGCAACCGTATCAGCGATGCGTGGACTGGCAACCGTTATGAGCATCGGAACGGATACCTATAAGAAACTTGTTAACCAGGGCGGCGCTTCTTCCGGCTGGGTTGGTGAAAAAGGGGCGCGCGCAGAGACCGACACTCCCTCACTGGTTGAGATCGCGATCAACACCAAAGAGATTTACGCTATGCCGGCCGCTACCCAGCAACTCCTCGACGATAGCCGGATAGATATCGCTGCGTGGTTGGGTAACGAAGTCGCCATTGAGTTTGCCGACGAAGAGGGTGATGCTTTTGTCAATGGTGACGGTGTATCAGAGCCGAAGGGTCTCGACGCATATACCAAAATCACCAATGCTTCTTATGCGTGGGGTAAAATGGGTTATATCGCCGGTGGACATGCGACTCTGCTGAATAGCGCGGACAAGCTCATTGACGTTACCAATGCGCTGAAACCGGTCTACCTTAACGGGTCCTCATGGCTTATGAATCGGACAACCCTGAATGTTATCCGCAAAATGAAGGACGGTGAAGGTAATTATATCTGGAGACCGGGCCTTGAAGCTGGGGCACCTAATGTACTGTTGGGATATCCTACCGTAACCGATGACAACGTGGAAGATATCGGGGCGGGGAATTATCCTTTGTATTTTGGTAATTTCAAACGGGCATATTTGATTATCGACCGCTTCGGAATAAGGGTTCTGAGGGATCCGTTCACATCGAAACCTTACGTGAAATTCTATACCACAAAGAGAGTCGGTGGAGGCCTCGTTTCCTATGAAAGTGTCAAAACTTTAAAGATAGCAACCACATAACATTACCCGGGGGTTGAAATATACCCCCATTCAATAAGTTTTAAGGAGGTAAGTATAATGAAAGATTTACACAATCATATCGACATTACTTCAATTCTGCATCCGATTGGCATAACTGCCACGGCAACATATCCAGATATTGACTTAGCCGATG